TATTTACTTACTTGTCAAAGCTCAAAAGGATCAAAACAATGAACTAGAAAAAGAGAAAAAATTAAGGGAAGATTTAAGAAATTTATACACCGCACAAGATGCATTTGATAAACAACAAGCTGATAATTACACAAAAGAACTTGAATTACAAGGTAAACTTGAAGAAGCTGAAGATGCTCGTGTTGAGGCTGCTATTCGTAATAGACAAACAGTTGAAGCTAATGCTGTTCAAACTATAAATGAATTAAAAGAGCAACAAAAAGAATTAGAAAAAACATTTAATAAACTAAAAGAGGTACGTGACTCAGAGGCTAGTAATGCTCAACTTAGAAAATTAGCATCTGAAGGTGTTACAAATACTCTTATTAAGTTAACTGAGATTCAAAATAAAATCTTCCTTGAAGATGAAAAAATAGCAGCAGCTGAATTAGCTATTGAGGAGGAACGTCAAAAGATAGCAGAGGCAAGAGAAGCACGAGCTGAGGCCGCTAGAAAAAAACGTGCAGAAAACGCTGAAAAGTTAGCTATACAAGCAGCTAAACAATTAAAGGATGAACAGGAAGCACTTAATAATTTAATAGAATTAACTGAGGAAATAGCATTATTAGATGGTAGTTTATTTATAAGCAGACAAAGTGGTCAATTTGAATTTAATACTGAATTAGATAAAACTAACTTCCGATTACAAGAACAACTTAATATTCTTTATAGTTTAAATAAAGCCTACGAAGATTTAGGGGACCAATTAGAGGAAGTTACTGAGGGTGCTAGCGAATCTTTCTTTAGTGCAGAACAATTAGACGTATTTAAAAAATTACGTGATGCTAGTAAAACTGAATTAGAATTACAATTAGAAGGATTACGTACCACTTATTTAGAAGATCTAACATTATTCAGTGATAATGAGGAAATGAAATCCAAAATTACTGAACAATATGAAGAGGATAGGGCTGAATTACGTAGACAATATGCTATTCAAACTGGTCGAGAGTTATTAAGTATTACCTCTAATTTCTTAAATACTATTGCTGACATTAACCAGGCTAATCTACAACTGCAATTAGCACAAGCTGGAAATAACCAAGCCGCAATTGATAGAATTAACCAAGATGCTCTTGAAAAACAAAAGAAATTACGTGTTGCTCAAGTAATAATCACTACAGCAGAATCTATTTTAAACGGATTTAATACTACCTCTACTTTACCTGTTCCATTTAACTTTATTGCTGGTGGTGCCCTAGCTTTAGCTTATGGTGCTTTAGGAGTAAAAACAATTCAAACAATTAATGCTACTACTTTACAAGGTGGTAGTAGCGCAGGAGGATTTAATAACATCCCAGGTGGTGGATTTAGTTTACCAGGTGGTGGGGGGGTTCAAATCCCAACCTCACAAGGAGCTATTTTACCAGGCTTAGGTGGTGGTAGAGTAGGTAGAGCTCCGGGTACTGATGCAACAATTGATTTAGCCCCGGAACCAATTCGTGCTTATGTGCTTGCAGGTGATGTTACTAATGGGGTACAAGCAAATGTTGCTTTAAATACTCGTAGACGTTTATCATCAGGATAATTAATATTTATATAACGTATGAAGATTGTAAAATTAGAAATTAACGAGGATTCTATCCTTGAGGGAGTAGATGCCGTTAGTTTAGTTGAATCACCAGCAATTGAGGAAGGATTTTTTGCCTTTAATGCTCAAAAATTTGCTGAGACATATTCAGATTATCCTCAAGCAGCAGTAGAAGCAGCTAAACAGGGTATTAAAAGAAATGAAGCAATAGGAAATAGATGTGCCACCCAAGTCGGTAAAGTAAGAGCCCAACAATTAGCAAACCGCGAACCAGTATCATTAGATACAGTTCGTAGAATGCGTTCATTTCTTATTAGACAAAAAAATAATTACGAATTAGCACGTGAAAGAAAAGATTATAATGCTTGTGGGTATATTTCGTACCTTCTTTGGGGTGGTGAGGCCGCTCTTCCTTGGACAGAAAAAACCCTTAGACAAGCCGGAGAAGAATTTGCAGAAGTTGGACCAAGAGGAGGTATTAAAGCAAGCCCAAAAGCTCCAAAAAGCGACACACCAAATCCTACACCCAAAGGAGAAGGCACAGCCAAAGGCAGTGCATCAACAAGTAGAGGGGCAGAAGTCGATACCCAGACACTTGAATCGCTACAAAAAAAGGCCGACGAGTTCAACGAAAAATACAAAGACAAACTAGGGTATGGCGCCAATGTAGGTGCCTTAAAATCGGTTTATCAACGTGGTTTAGGCGCATATAATACATCTCGTAGTCCAGCTGTAGCAGCTCGTGGGGGTGCAAAACAATGGGCTATGGCACGCGTAAATGCATTTCTTTATTTACTTAAAGAAGGTAGACCACAAAATAGAAACTACACTACTGACTACGATTTACTACCTAAAGATCATCCTAAGAAGAAAAATTTCAACCAAATAATGGAGTCTATGATTGCCCAAAAAATGGTTGAACAAATGATATTTTCAGCACAAGAAATAGATGTATTCGGATATAATACAAAGTATTTTTACATTTGTCCAGGTGCTATAGGTACATTTAATCATTTAAAAACAATGAATCCTGATGAGGATACAATTGGAATGATTCGTTCAGCTGCTCAAATTGCTGATAATGTATTTAAAATTGAAGCAGATGTTTTAAACGCTAAATCTGCTACAGCAGATCAATTACACGAAGCAATTATTTTAGTAGATGATTTTAAAGACTTAATGCACGAGATTGATGAAGAAGTAGGAATGGTTCACAATGTTTCCTATATGGACAATCACATTGAAGTTATTAAATCTTATTTACAAGAAGAATTTGAACTAGTAGTATCCGGTTTACCAGATTATATAGCCGAGACTACAGGTTCTATAAATGTGAGTGATGCATCTTATGCGTTTTCGGCCGATACAGATAAGCAAATGCTTATAGGACCGTTAATGACACCAGGTAAAATGATTCCTAGAAAAGATGAAAATGGAGACGCTTATTATGTTTATTTTACTGAAGATACAATTAAAACTATTGCTTATAAAGCAATGGAGTATAAAATTATTGACAAAGTAAACATTGAGCATGACCCAAACCAAAAAGTAAAAAATGCATTTTTAGTTGAAACCTGGATTGTAGACGATCCTGCAACTGATAAATCAACCCTATATGGTTTTCAACCAATTAAAGGGCAATGGTTTGGTGCTTATAAAATCAAAGACAAATTAATTTGGGATGATTACATTAAGACAGGTTTAGTAAAAGGATTCTCAGTTGAGGGTTATTTTAGCGAAAAATTAATTAAAGCATCACAACTAATTAATCTATGAACCCAGTAGAACTAGTTACCCCTGAGTTGGTGGAATATGTTGGTTCTAAACCTACTGTTATCATACTGGGCTATACTAAAACAGGTAAATACCCCATTGCTAAAAAGTTAGCTGAGGAATTAAATAGACCCCTATTTGTAAGTGATGACTTCGGTTATCAGGACGGTGCAGATAAGGGTTTATATAAATTTATGGATGCTATAATGCCCTTATATTTTGAAGAAACACCTATAATTATTGAAGGTGTTTTATGTTTTAGATTATTAAGAAAAGGTCTACAATTGCAAAATTTCTTTGCTGATTTAATCATTAAAACCAAATGTAATGATGACACCATTTCTTATTTCTATAAAAAAGATAATGAAGCAAATAAAATTGATAGAGCATTATCATTCAATAAAGGATTAGATACAATATGGGAAGAATATTTAACCATGATGTATAACAATCCTAGTATTAAGCGCCCTAATTATATCGAATTAGAAACTTCTTTAAAATAAAAAATTATGCCAATTCCAGAAAAAAGAGTAGGTGAAGCAAAAGACGAGTTTGTAGCTCGTTGTATATCTTCCCTATCAAATGAATACTCAGCTGACAAAGCAGCAGCTATATGCTATTCACAATTTAAAAAATACAATATGCAGGAAGAAACAACTCCTGAAATTGATCCAAAAGAATTAGAAACCTGTTTATTATCACTTCAAGGGCAAAATGCATCTTATACTGGTGCTGTCGCTATGAAAATTTGCATTGATAGACTAAGAATCAAAGCAAAGCAGGACGCAACTGAAGAGGCAGGTATATAATCTCCATGTGTTAAGAATATATAATTTTTTAAGCACATCTCAATATATGTATAATTGTTAATATGAACCTAAAATTAACCCAATTCCTATGACTCAATCACAACTAAAAGAGCTCGTTAAGGAATATTTCAACCTAACCGAAACTAAGTTTGGTGAAATTTTTGACGAAAACAAAGCATTCAAAATTGTTTTCGAAGGAGATAAACTAGAACTTGGTATGAAAGTAATGGTGGTAACCACAGAGGGTCAGGAAATGCCTGCTCCAGATGGTTTCCACAGACTTGAAGGTGGCATGGTTATCAAAACTGAAGACTCTATAGTTACTGAAATCACTAAAGAAAGTGAAATGGTAGAAGAAACACTAGAGGGTGGTAAAGTAATTGATAAAGGCCGCCAGGAAATGGCTGAATTACCTGTTGAGCAATTCCCAGTACAAGAAACTAGGGAAGACAAAACTGACGTTGCTGAAGCTAGCCGCGCATTACCTACTACTATGGAATCTGAAGAAGATGCTATGGACAAAGAGGAAATCGTTAAGGCAATTGCTGAAGCAATAGCATCCCAAATGGAAGAAATGAAGAAAGAGATGGCTGCTATGAAATCCAAAATGGAGAAAATGGCCGCTTCACCTGCTGAATCTAAGACCCTTCCAAAAACCAAAATGAGTAGCGAAGATGTTGTTGACGGAATCGTTGACAAGAGTCGCTACGAAATGATGAAAAAACTAATCTCACAAAAACTAAAATAATAAACTATGTCACTAAACGTATCTGCATTAGCTGATTTCAACAACCAGATTGCTGGTGAGTTGTTGCTCAAGCTTGTATATGGTGGTAGCACCATCGAGTATGTGACTGTACAGGAAGGTGTCAAGTTCCTTGAGCCAATTAACCTTTTTGAGGTTAGTTTGTTCATGAACAACGGTACTTGCGTATCAACAGCTTCTGGTTCAGCAACATTCACCCAACGTAACATCCAAGTATGTCCACGTACCTCTTTCGACGCACTTTGCTTGAAAGATCTTGACACCAAGTACTTAGGTATCTCTTCACTTGACAGAGGTTCTTACAACGAAACTTGGGCTCTTACTAACGCTTACTCTGAGCTATTGGTTAACCAATTCCAGAAAGCAAATGACCTATTCCTATGGCAACAAAAATCAGGTAGCTACTCTTCTTACGGTGGTACTTGTGCTGTTTCAGGTCTTAATTCCATCATCACTGGTTCTACTTCAGGTGTAGTAGTTCCTAGCAATTTCGCAGTAACTGGTTCGACTCAATTGGCCGCAGCTAATATCTTAGCTACTATGGACACTATGATTGCTAGCCTAAGCCAAGACGTTGCAAACCGTGATGACCTAACCTTCTTCATGAGTGTTGCTAACTTCCGTAACTACGTAGCTGGTCTTCGTGCTGCTAATAGCTTCTACTTTGATCCATCTTCTATCGCTAACCGCGGTAATGTACTTGAAATGGCTTATCCATTCCAACCAGGTATTAAGGTAGTAGGTACTGCAGGTCTACAGAGCTCTAACCGTGTAGTTATTGGACCAGCTAAACAAATTGTAGTAGGTACTGACCTATTAAGCGACTTTAGTGAATTCCAGCTTTGGTACGATATCAACACTGACACTCTTCGTCACCGTATTGCTACTAAGTTGGGTGTTAATATTGCATTCCCTGAATTCTGGGTATCTAACGACCTAGCCTAATCAATATAAGTTTAAGGGGGGTTGAAATACACCCCCCAAAAACATTCATTAATAAAACAAAAACCAAATAATATGGCATGTGATATAACTTCAGGATTTAGCTTAGGCTGCCGCGACAACGTAGGTAGTATTAAGCAAATCTACATTTTGTCTGGTTCAGTAGCATCAGTAACTGATGCAAGTGAAGGTTTAATTAGCAACATTTCAGGTAGCGGTATTTTCTATACATTTGAATTATTCCGTGAAACTTCAGATTACGCTGAAAACGTAACTGTTGCTCCTGAAAATGGTACTGTAGTTTACGATCAAACCGTAAATGCAGTATTCTTTAAAATGCAAACCTCAACTCGCAATCAGATTAAAGTATTAGCCCAAAACCCAACAATTCGTATGATTGTTGAAACCAACAACAGTGATGCCACTTCAAAATACGTTTACGTAGGTGAAGAGTATGGTGTTCAGTTGTTAACTTCAGCAGGAGGTACTGGAACATTGTTTGGTGATCGTAATGGCTACACTTTAACATTTACTGGTAGAGAACCAAACCCAGCTAGCTTCGTTTCAGCTTCTAATGAAACTCAATTGTTAGCTCGTCTTTCAGGCATTACAATCGCCTAATAAATAAAACTAAGAGGGGGTTACGTTTATGCGTAACCCCTTTTTTAGTATCAAGATAATATATTATGCTACAATTAAGTAAAAATCAAGCACTCAATACTGTTGCTTTTTACCCTAATATATTAATTACGGGTAGCCAATTACTTTTTGAATATACTCAATCTTATAACCAAAATAGTGGGTCATTTCCGGGTACTATTATTTCAAACCCACGAAATACACCTTTCTTAATTGTTACTATTTCAGGTTCAACTCTACCAAGCG